GCCCAACAGGTAAATGGTACATCGAACGTTCGTTGACATCTATCGGTCAGGAAGATCCAGTGGGCAAGCTCAACAGCAAGCTCTGGAACATGAGTGACGATGACAAGTCTCCGACACGTAAACAAGCGCGCGATCAGAAGCGACGTCTGCACCATGTGGCAAATGTGCTAGTGGTATCGGATCCTGCTAATCCTGAGAACGAAGGCAAGGTCTTCATGTATCAGTTCGGCAAGAAGATCTTCGATAAGATCATGGATGCTATGCAGCCACAGTACGCTGACGAGACCCCTATGAACCCATTCGACTTCTGGGAAGGTGCTAACTTTAAGATCAAGATCCGTAAGGTCGATGGTTGGGTGAACTACGATAAGTCGGAGTTCGATAGCCCAACTGAGTTATCAGCAGATGAGACGTACCTCGAAGGTGTGTACAACACGCTGCATCCGCTCAGCGAGTTCACCGACCCTAAGTTCTATAAGTCTTATGCAGAACTAGAGAAGAAGATGAATGACGTTCTCGGTCTTGAGTCTGAGATGCCTATGGCACAACAGAATCAGATGAACACTGAATCACCTGCACCGGTCATGCGTGAGACCCCACCTCAGACTATCGAAGAGATGACTACCTCGTCCAACGATACTGAAGAGGAAGAAGAAGATACTATGAGCTACTTTGCTAAGCTAGCAAACGGCTAATAGTTACAGTGATCGGGTGATGCCGTAACACATCCGCGGGAGGCCACGGTTAGCCTCCCATTTTATTGCTGTAGTCCACCACCGCCACGACCAGTAGAGTATCTCCCGTCGGTTCGGTCTACGCCATTACCCACACCGCCTGAAGCAAATGCAAACGTATCACCAGCTCTGTTATTGGTAGTATTAACTGACTGATCTACAATTGCTGGACTCACTCTAGGCTGTGCTGCTGGCTGACTAGATTGATAGTCTTGCTGCATAAGATACTCTGTGATCTCTTTTGCAGTGGCTGGGGGTCTTGCCACCATGCTTTTAGGTTTGGGTAGCATAACCGACGGTACGGATTGAAGATCTCTTGCTTCATTTTCAGCTGCAATGGCTGCTCTTGATTGTGAGGCTGCTACAAATCCTTGAGCGCTCATACCGTACATTTGAGTTTCGGTAGGAGCTTGAAGCGACTGACCCATAACAGCCTCTTCAGCAAGATCACGTGCAGGTGTATCAACCTTTTTAGGAGTGGGACCACCGAGTAAGAAATTAGCCAGTGACTCTGCGGTGTATTCCCCAGCCATAGATCCAGCGACTGCACCAAATAATCCGCCTATAGCGTTACCGATACCAGACTGGCCTACTACGGGAATAAGTGTGGTGAGACCAGCACCTGCCACAGCACCGAGGTATGCGCCACTGACACTACCCAGTGACCCAGCAAGTTCCTTTTTAACTACGTCCTCTGGCTGATCTGTATAAATCGCCATGAGTGGATCGACCAGATCCACTAAAGCTCCTAGTGGTCCTGCTACTTTAAGGAATTTGGCATACTTAGCTGCTTTTGCACCTTTTTCTTTTAGAATTGCCTCTGCAAGGTCGTCCACACTTGCGAACTTCTTAGTGTCTGCATTGATCAATGCACCAGCCTTATTTCTATCGAAGCCTGGTGGAAGTTTAGATGCTGGTGCATTTTTTGCAAGATCAGCTGCTACCTTTGCTGCCCTCGCACGAGCACCTGCACCTTGTTGTGCATATCTCCCTGCTCTGGGGTCAGCGCTGGGACTACCGCCAGGGGTTGGGATATCGGGTGCACCACCAGCAGGAAGTAACTTATCTAAAGCAAGTTTGATAGCTGCGGTTAGTCCTACCCCGGTCATAATTCTTTTGGTTAAAAGACCCAGAATCTTTTTACCGCCGAAAAGTAATACTGCTCTGCCGACCATTGCAACAGCCATAGCACCGAGTGTTGACTGGATTATCGCCGAATGCTCACCCATTGCAGTGTCTATCCAATCGGACTTTAATCCAATTGCATCAAGCGCAGTCTTGAATCCTTCTACTAGCCCACCGCCTACTGCAGCAGAAGTTTCTGGGAACAAGAAGGCTACTGCGCCACTCAGTAATCCAGTGATCAGCTTTCCGCCAAGGCCTACAAATGTGGCGGTGGCATAAAGCGCCTCCTTCATGCCGGCCTTTGCTGCGTCTGTCAGACCATCCCCGAAAATAGCATTAATAACATCCTCACCGAACGCTGATACTAATCCAATAAGAGCTCCCGTCTTAATGAATTTCCCAGCTCCTGTACCGATCAAGCCAAGTACTTTACTTAATATGCCGCCGACAAACGCAGCGATGCCTAAACCCCCGGCACCGATAGCGCCAAGACCCAACCCCTTGAACAGCCCACCCATAAAATCAGACGGGGCTTCGCTGTACTTGTCACTCATAGTACTCATCATCTGACCAGTACCAGCGCCCACGGGCTTAATAGCTTTCTTAGTTGTGTCTTTTAATCGCTGGCGCTCTTGGAGTTCTTGATCCGCAGAAATCCTTTGAACGAGCGACTGAATACTGTCACTCGTCTCTTTTGATTCTTCGGCTATGTCTGTCAGATTCTGGTTCTGAGCCAATAGCGTTTCATTGATATCTGCGAGAGTTGCCATATTAGTTTCCTCTGAACTCTTGTTGCTTTCTTTGTTCTTCTCTTTGTTTTAGGTCTTCGACTAGCATAGCAACGTAAACTTCCCTCTCCCAAGGTATCATCGACTCTAATTCAAATAGTGAATACTTGTGGTGTTCGACTAATTGATAGTTGGTCTGATAATAGTTCATCAGGTTATCATGAGAGAGGTTAATCAGAAAAAATCGTCCAGACCCTCCAGCTTATACTCGTTGTGATGGCCGCATGAAGAACAATCGAATTCAACATCTTCGGTTAGTTTCGGTAAGGACTGTACAAAGTCCATGATCTCTTTGAACTGTTCTGAATTTAAATTATCCAGGAACTTAACTTTTTCTTCGTAGGACTCTTCGTCAAAATTGACTATGTCCTCGTCTGTTAGCAACTGATCCAGACACACCACAGCCAGTCGGAATAGTACATCTGCGAAAGAAGGGGTAACACCTTCATCCGGCATAAGATCTATGAGCTGGTCGTATCGTGGGTACCTCATCTTCAAGTTGTACTGTGGGGTAAGTTGAATAGTGGGCGGTGCACCTTCTAAGTGCACTTGAATTTTACTTAAATTGATTACCACGTCATTCTCAGTACCACACTCTGAGCACTTGATCTTTACTTCGCTCGTCTCACCAACAGACTTAGAACGGATCTGAGTAAAGATGTACTCGACGTCGAACGTTGCCAATGACTTAGAGCTAATCTTATCGATCATACACGAATCGATAATGTCTGAGATAGCTCTTACGATAGTCTTTTGATCCTGTGATTCAAGTGCCATCAAAAGATTTTTCTGCTCTTTGACCAAGAATGGTCTGAAGAAGATCTTCTTCTGTGTTGATGGAATGGTCAGGGGGTATTTGGGGGATTCATTTATTACTGGCAATGCCATGATCTAGTTCTCCATATTAACGAATTCGTTTCCAATTTTTATAAGATAGGTCAACTGATAGCTCTACAACAGTATCAGCTGATTGGTCAGTCAGGTCAATGCCATTCATTGTGACCGGGAATGCTTTATCGAGTTCAACGCCATACACGACTGATGACGAGCTAGATGCTTCGATGTCAAAGTTAACCACGGAATTAAAGAAAGGCAATTTAAAATCGAAGTCGAACAGCTGTATGCCGACGCCTTTCTTTAGTTGATAGATCTTGGTGGGGAACTTGTAGTTGTCTGAGTACTTGATCTGCTGGCTACCCTGATCCACACTTAGGTTCTGCCACGCTTCAAAGTAGTTGCGCACCTTGTAGTCATTCAGTAGGTGGAAGGACAGCGTCACGTCTGCAACTGCATATCCCACAGAGATCTTTTGGTTCTCTATCCCAATAGTACGATCGAGTGTGGCGATCTGACGCCCGGGTATGCGCGAGGCCTTGCAGAGCAGATTTCTTTCAGCAGCACTGAGATTCGTACCAGGAATAAGTGGAAGCTCGACGTAGAATAGATTGGCAAGTGCTGGTCCACCACCTGCTCCTATCTGAGACTTAAAAGCGTCTATTGTTGGTATACTAGCCATTTATCTTCCTCTTGGAATCAGCGTAGACTTGTGCTCGGCTTGCCTTCTGGAAGTCTGCTGTTGGTAAGAATGTTGCAATTTCCCACTCCGGTGCTTCGACCATAGCAAAGCGTGAACGCACGTGCTTATTAAGATAGTGCTTAAAGCACGGCTTGAAGTACTTCATCTTCGATGCACGCATAAGCATCTTGTAGGAGAGCTCGAACTTAGTGGACTCATCGTACAACCTGTTGTTCGTGATTTCTAACAGTGAATCCAGAAACTTAGCGCGGAGGGTCGGCGGAAGGTAGTGTAGGTTCAGTCCATAAAAACCACCTTCTGCCGGACCGACCACAATCACAAGTGGGAAAGAATCATAAAATGGTAGGGTGTCTTTGTGCTTCGGATCGTAGAAAAACATAAACATTCCACCGACCACACTGCGATTCTTTAACTGAACAGGTTCTTCCTTCATCAGCGCATTGCGGTTTGGTCGTAGGTTCGCTACTCTCTTGCGGAACCACTCACGTGACTCCTTTGTTCTAAGAGTAATGCCTTTGCGAAAGGCTTCAATTTCTAGGTTGTAAAATAAATTGCTCATGCTGCTATTTATGTAGTTTTCTTACGTTTTTTATACGGCTTGAGCGGTTTAGTCGATTTAGGTTTAATGCCCATCTTGTGCAGCGTGTCTTCAGTCCATATCTGAAACCCCCAGCCACGATCAGCAGCATAGTTCTGTGCAGCAGCCCACTTGTTCATGTTCTTAACGTAGGTCAATCCCTCAGTGATGTAACGTTTCGTCTTGCGTCCAGTGAAGGCCGGCGGTTTAGTTTCTTTGTCTGGTTTGATCTCTACAAGTACAGTCTTGCCACTCGTGTAGGTGATCTTGAGATCCATGAAGTACCGGTGGTACCTTTTATCTACCTCGTAGAAGTACGGTATAACTACCTCCTCACTAGACCATGACTTTACCTCAGAAGATTCGTCACACCACTTAAAGCAGTACTTCTCCCAGAGTGATCTGTACACCACTTTAGACGGATCGCCTGCATACTTCTTGGGATTTTTAACTTTATATTTGCCTGAATAAGCCATAGTTTTCCATATAAATAACGATAAGAATTCATTTTATTTATAGGGAAATAAATGCGATACCCTTTATCAAACGAAGACCAGTACCCAGGCAAGATAAGATTTATTTCCGTATCTGACCCAACTGTTGACATTAGAAATGTCCAAGGGTTGATCAACTCTTATACGGATGCCTTATCAGAGTTTGCAAGCAGCGCACAAGGTGCGGCAAATGAATTTGCCGGCGGCGATGTTGTTGGAGGAGAGTTTGGCGGAATTAACGCGGTTAAAGATCGCATCACAAGACAGGCAGAAGCAGAGGCACAGATCCCGTTAGACGCGTTTGGACCCAGCACCGGTGGATTAGCTTTAACTCCACCACGTACACCTAAACCTAACCAAAGGACCACTAAATCGTATGACTTTGGTAATGCGGTCACGCTGTATCTCCCACAGGGTATTAATGTTGGTGATGGTGTAGAGTACGAGAGATTTGACTTTGGTATAATCGGAAGTATGATGTCAGAGGCGGTGAACAGGGGTAATAGTATTACTGGAGCTCTACGTGATGCTATGTTGAATGAGGGTCAAAATATCGGGAATATGTTGACGGGCAGCTTCGCTGGAATGAGCAAAGAGATCGCATCTCTTGCAGCAGTGAGAGTTGCACAGAAGGACCCGACCGGAACTTTGGGTGCCGTTTCAAGACAAGCGACAGGTGTTGGTACTAATCCAAACACTAAGACCCTTTTCAAGGCTGTTAACCTAAGAACTTTCAGCTTTTCGTTTAAGATGATCGCTTCATCTGCGGCAGAGGCCAAAGAGATCAATGGGATCATTAACCACTTTAGAACAGAGATGTACCCAGACCTGATTCAGGTGGATAACCTGCCGCTTGGATACTCTTTCCCGAATAGATTTAAGATTGATATAACCTACAACGGGTACAAGGTTCCTATCAAGTTTCTTGAATCTAATCTTCTCAGTATGAACACCACTTATAACCCTTCGAGTATGGGTTATCATGAAGACGGTATGCCTTCAGAGGTAGATCTTACTCTTAACTTTGGCGAACCAAGAACACTGTCCAAGAGCGACTTTGGACAAGGAGGTGCACTGGCATGAGCTACTTCACTAATTTCCCTCAGCTAGCCTATAAGTTCGGCGATGAGAACACTGTAAATCTATTTCAGAATATAAACACCTACGTCGACCTTATCGATGCGGTGAAAGACAACAGTGCGTTCTTTAACTCCTACCAGATTTCCAACGAAAGACCGGATCAGGTTTCTTATAAGCTTTACGATGATCCATCTTTCCATTGGACCTTCTACCTTATGAATGATCACATCAGAAGATCCGGCTGGCCGCTGACGGAATCACATTTGCTAGAGAGAGCGCTGCTGCGCTATCCCGATACTGTAATCACGACAAAGAGTTCTCTTGTGAACGGCTTTGCTCCGGGCGATACTGTTACAGGCTTAACATCCGGTGCTACAGCGACTATCATCAGAAAGTATGCTGACCTTGGTCAATTGGTTATACGGTACACAAACGATCTTACCGGAAGGAACGGCGAAGAGATTATCTCAGGTGATTATGCTGCTATCGTAGATTCTTACGTAGACGAGTACCTTTCTGCTTCCTACTACACTGACGCCGACGGTAATCACGTGGACTTTGATCCAGCTGTCGGTCCTGGTGCGCTGCTCACCGAAGTAACTTACTACGATGCTATGCGAGCAGAGAATGCTAAGCTTCAAGAAATAAAAGTAATTAAACCCAACTCAATATCCTCTATTGCATCTGCATTTGAGGAATCATTGACAACGGATCCATAATATGTCT